GCCGGCGCTGCTCGCCTTGGACTTATCGGCGTCATTCGCAGCCCCGCCTCCGCTGCCTTCGCCCGGAGATTCGGTCGCGGCCTGCGCGGCCTTGGCGTCCTGCTTGGACTTGCCGAGGCTCATGCGGTCTTCGAGTGTCATGGCGCGCTCGTCGACCTTCTTGCCGTCGCTGGCACGCACGATGTGGATCGTGTTCTGCTTCTCTTCCGCCACCTCGTAGCACTCGACGTCGCGGCGCTCACGCTTCGTCTTGATGGCGTCCAGGAGCTTGCCGCGCTCTTTGCGCAGCTGCTTGAGCTCGCCATTGAAGTCGCTAACGCGGCTCGCCTTGTCGGCCTCGGTGTCGTTGATCTTGTGCTCGACGTCGATCAAACGCTTGATGCGTGCGTCGTTCTCTTCGTCCGAGACATCGATCTCCACGGTGTAGAGAAAAGTCTTGGGCTTCTTGGTGTCGATGGCTTCCGCTGCTTCGGTCATGCTGGTTCTCCCGTGTCTGATCCGCCGTATTGGTAGGTGGATTCGAGGTTGTCGACGCGGCCGTATTCGGCCGTGAACTTCAGGAAGGCCGTGCCCGTGGTGCCAAAACGATTCTTGGCCACGATGCACTCGAGGATCCCCTTGTCGGGCGAGTCCTTGTGGTAGTACTCGTCGCGATACAGCAGCTGAATCGACGCCGCGTCCTGCTCGATTTGCCCGCTCTCGCGTAAGTCGCTGATGGTTGGGCGCTTCGACTTGTTGGATCGATCTTCGACTGAGCGATTCAGCTGGCTCAGCGCCAACATCGCGACGTCGAATTCACCTGCCATCCACAGCAGGCGCTTCGACAGCCGCGCGACTTCCCCCTCGCGATTTTCGCCGTTGACTCGCTCGCCGTCGAAGATCTGGAGATAGTCGGCGACGACCAGCGTGAGCTTGGCGCCGCGCGCGGCGAGCTGCCGCTGTGACTTGCGGACGGCGCTCCGCATGGCCGGAATGGTCATGCCAGGCCGGTAGAAGACGATGAGAGGCAAGCCCGCCAGGTACTTGGCCGCGTCTGCAAAGCACGGCCATTCCTCTCGATGCATGACGCCGGAGCGCACACGTCGGTGGTCGATCCGAGCTTCGGCGGCGATTGCCTTGTGGACGAGCTGCTTCTTGTTCATCTCGGCGCTGCAAAACAGAACGCCAAGCCCCTGCTGGGCGCAGTTGAGCGCGAGCTGCACGGCCATGCTGGTTTTGCCCATGCCGGGGCGCCCGCCCATCACGTGCATGAGCCCCGTCTCGAGACCGCCCGTGAGCTCGTTCAGCTTCTCGAGCTTGGTGTCGATTCCGACGAGCTTGATGTCGCGATCCGCGCGCTCGCGGATCGCCTTGACCTCGGCGGGTATGAGGTCCGCGAAGCCCTCGGGCGGGTCCTGCTCTTCGCCAGAGGCGGCGATATCGGCCATCACCTGCGCGACATTGCCCGCCCACGCCTTGGGCTCGCCGACGTCTGCATATCCCTCGTTGGCGAACCTGTTGCAAGCCCCGATGACGAGCCGCACGCGGGCCTTTTCCACGATGGTGGCCGCGTGCTCGAGCACGTTGGCGATCGCAGGCGTGGCGTCGCTGAGCTGCGCCAAGTACGGGCTCCCGCCGACCTGCTGCAGGCGCCCCGCGTCGCGGAGCCGGCCCGCCACCAGCACGACGTCGACGGGTTTTCCTTCGCCGTCCAGCTCGAGGATCGTCTCGTAGATTCGCCGGTTGGCGTCCGCGTAAAAGTGCTCGGGCCGTAGCACCTGCCGGAGGTCGTCCAGGCATTCGCGAGTCAGCAAGCAAGCGCTCAGGACGGCGGCCTCGGCGTCGAGGTCGCTAGGCGGCACGCGGCCGCTTTGCTGCTGATTGCCGTCAGGCATTGGACTCAGCCAACCCTCCGCATCAAGTCAGTTAGCGTAAGCTGTCGATTGCTTTCGCCGACGTTGCGCACCGCGTGCTTGAAGTACTCGGGCTTGAGCTCGATTCCGCAGTAGCGGCGGCCTGCGCGCAGCGCCACGTAGCCCTCGCTGCCGATGCCCGCGAACGGGCTAAAGACGACGTCGCCCGGATTTGACCAGAGCTTCACGCAACGCTCGATGAGGTCGAGCTGCAGCGGACACATGTGCTTTTCGTCGCGATCGGCGCGGGCCTGCTCGACGTTCAGCACGTTCGTTTGGTCGATGTTCATCCAAACGGGTGACGCCCACTCCTGCCACTGGTCGAGCGGGAAGTCCGCCTCGGTGTGCGTGACAGGCGCTATCTCCTGGCCCTCCTCGGCCCACTTGCGAAACAGCAGCACGTACTCAGCCAGACCCTGGCGACTGAACGAGCTGTCGGTGCGAAGCTGCTTGTAAAGAAGGCCATGCGCCTTCGTGCGCTGCATCTCCGTGACCGGGCACTTCCACACCGTGACGCGGCTGTGGAACGTAAATCCGGCGCGCTCGTGCGCGCGGATGAGCTCACCCGGGAAGTCGCGCAGGCCCGCGCGACCTGAGCTGTTCTGGTAGTTGACCAAGTCCTTGCAGTGGACTGCAGCGAGCCTGCCCGGACGCAAGATGCGATAGAGCTCGCGAATCATGAACTCGTAGTGCTCGATGAACTCGGCGTCACTCGCGCTGTTGCCCATGTCGCGCTCGGAGTCCGAGTACGTGTACAGCGAGCTAAACGGGGGTGAGTAGACGGCCAGCCCCATCGAAGCGTCGGGCAGCCCTCGGATCACTTCGGTGCAGTCGCCGCAATAGAGTGCCCAGCCCTCGCCGATCGCTTCGTCGTTTACCTTCGTTTTCAAGCAACCTCCGACTTTAGCCAGTTGGGAATCGTGATCTTGCGGGCTGGCGCATAAGCCCCGGAGGTGGCGCGCTGGTGCTGGCGTCGACGCGCAGCCGACATCATGTGGTCGCGCATCTGCTCGAAGGCCTCGCGCTTGTTGTTCATCACGTCAACGACTGCTCGCTCGGTGGCGCCCATCGCAATGTGGGTTTGCACCGAACGTGTCTGACCGAAGCGCCAGCAGCGCCGAATCGCCTGGTAGTACGACTCGAAGCTGAAGGTCGCCGACGCGAACGCGACGCGCGCGCAGTGCTGCCAGTTGAGACCAAACCCGGCGATCTTGGGTTTGGTGACCAGCACACGCAGCGCACCCGTCGAGAACGCCTCGAGCGTTTCTTCCTTGCGCGCGGGCGAGTCGCCGCCGCGCAGCTCGCGCACGTCCTCGCCGGCGAGCGCGGCCGTCAAGGCGTCCGCCTCGTAGTCGGTTTCGGTCCAGACGATCCAGGGCTCGGCTCGATCGCTACGAATCACCTGGGCAAGACACAAAGCTCGAGCTTGGGCAGTGCGGCGGCGTTCGGCGTGCACGCTCGTCGCCGACAGCTCCGGAATCCGGAACAGGTTTTCGCCGCGGTCAGCCTTCACGTCGACGTCGACGACGTACGTGAGCGTCTCGAGCGGCGGGAGCACGTACCCGTCGTCCGAGTACTCGGGAGACACGTCGGACGGCACCGCGCACATGGCCGCCCAGCTCGAGACCCAGTCCCAGAAGTTCTCGATGGCGTGGCCTTTGAGCCGGTACGTCCCGAACGTGCTGGTGTCGTTGATGAACCAGCGGGCGATCATCTGGTGCGACGACAGCACCGACAGAAACTCGCTGTGGTTACCGAGCTCGAGGTGGTCATTCGGCGCCGGCGTCGCCGAGCAGCAAAGCCGATAGGGCGTTGACGCGAACGACTCAAGCAGCCGGCGCTTCGTCACGCCGCTATAGGCCTTTAGGATGCTGGACTCGTCGAGCACGACGGCGCCGAAGCGGCTGGGCTCGAATCCCTCAAGGCGTTCGTAGTTGGTCACCACGACGTCGCCGACGGCCGAGGCCTGGTCTGCCGCATAAGCGCCCGGCAGGTTGAACTTGCGGGCCTCCCGGACCGTCTGCTTGGCCACCGCAAGCGGCGCCAGCACCAGCGAGGGCTTGCCGGTCCGCTCCGCGCAGGCGGCCGCCCAGGCCAGCTGCTGCCCGGTCTTTCCTAGCCCGCATTCCTCGAACAGCGCAGCTCGGCCGCGCCGCAGCGCCGTTGCCACAAGCTCGCGCTGGAAGGGGTACAGGAATCCGGGCAGCGCCGACGGCTCAAAGCCAACCTCCGGCACCACCACGCGCTTGCCGGCCAAAAAGTCGGAGTACTTCAAAGCGTGCCCCCGATGCCGGCTAGCAGGCGATCGCGCTCGGCCGGGTCGCTGACGGCCTCTCGGTCGTCGCGGAGCGGCGGAAGGCCCAGGTCCGCGCGCCGGCGGGCCTCGGCGGCTCGGTCGGCGGCCTCGCGCTCGGCGATGCTCGGCACCTTCCGCACCGACCCGGAGGGCTTTTCGCGCAGCTCGCGACCTGCATCGCGGAATTCCTCGTACCGCTCGGCGTCGCCGAAGATGAATATCAGGCGATCGTGCTTTTTCCCGTCTTTCTTGCCGGTCACGTAGTCGTCCGCGAGCGCCCCGGCGATGGCGTCCTCGGCGTCCTGTTGCGACATTCCGGCCCCAACGCGCTCGGCGAGGCACGCAGCGCGTCGGGAATCGTAGGTCGCACCAGACTTTCCGAAGGCCTTGGCCCAGGCGTCGAAAGCGTGGACGGCGACCGGCTCCTGCGCTGCGAAGCTTGCGCGGAGCGGATCGACGGCACGGGTGCCTGCGGCGTCGGTTCGGAAAACTTTGAGTTTTGGTGCGGGGGGCGCGTCATCGCGCTGATCCACTCCCGGTCCAGATCCAGATCCCTGATCCAGATCAGTCGCGAGTGGCTCGCGAGTACTCGTCGAGCCCTCGCTGGCGTCGCGCGAATCGGCGATTTGCTCGGATGACTCCGCTTCGGCGTCGAGCCAACGCCCTTCGGCTGGTTCCGGTGTCAGCGGCTTCGAGGGTCGGTCGATGCGCTGGTGCTTGAACCAATTCGTGACCGCGTAGTAGCGCTGGCCACGCACTTCGTAGCGCCGCACGTACCAGGGGCTCAGTTCAGCCAGGGCCACGTCGAACTTGCTCGGGTCGCCTGGGAATACACGCGCCG